TCATTTGATTCTTCAGATACAAACTACATTAGTAAGGTGTTTGGAAAAGGTAACTTCTCTAAACCAAGAAATGAAGTTCCTGTATTCTTAGAGGAGGTATTCCAAACAACGTTAAATGATTCATACAATAATGGATATGTTAGAGGATTGAATTCTTCATTAACTGCATTACCTGAGGCGAGAGGTTTAGATACAACATCTATTGGTTGGTATTTGAATACTTATCAAACACCTTCAACACCTTACGTAGTTTCAGAATTACGTGGTAACACAGTTTACAGATTATTCAAGTTTGTATTAATTTCTGACGGTAGTTCAGCAAACAGACAAGTTAAAGTTTCTATTGCTAACATGCAGTTCAGTAACGGTACATTCGATATTATTGTTCGTGACTTCTTTGACACGGATGAAAATGTTATCGTATTAGAAAAATTCACAAACTGTACGTTGAACCCAACTCAAAACTCATACGTAGCACAAAGAGTAGGTACATCAAACGGTGAATACGAATTGAAGTCTAAATATATTATGGTTGAAATGGATGAAGACCATCCTGATGATGCACTTCCTTGTGGATTTGAAGGTTACAACTTCAGAGAATACTCAGGAGTTAGAAATCCATTCCCTGTTTACAAAACTAAATACTACACACCTGGTGAGATTGTTTACAATCCACCATTTGGAGCTTCTTCAGGAGCTGACAACGTAGTAAGAAGTGCGGGTGACAGAGTTAGAAAAACTTACTTAGGTTTCTCTTCAACTGTAGGTATTGATGGTGACTTCTTCGAATATAAAGGTAAACAAGTTCCAACAACTTCTGATGGTAATGGTACTGATTGGCCAGTAATGACCAAAGGTTTCCACATGGACTCAGGGGCTACTGTTGTAACTATTTCAGGTGGATTTACATCTTCAGGTACATCAGCATTTGATGTAGGTGTTACATCGTTCCAATCTGACCCAAATAATAGTACAAACGCATACTACTCATTGGCATCAAGAAAGTTCACACTTCTTGCACAGGGCGGTTTTGATGGTTGGGATATCTACAGAGAATATCGTACAAATGGAGATTCATTCTCACTTGGTAACACAGGATTCTTAAAAGGTAACAGTTCAACATCAATTACTTATCCTGATTCAACAGGTTGGGGTTACTTTAAACCAATCACAGGACCTAACCAAGAACAATGGGCAAACACTGACTACTACGCATACTTGTGGGGTCAAACAACGTTTAATAACCCTGAGGCTGTAAACATTAACGTGTTCACTACACCTGGTATTGATTTTGTTAACAACGCATCGTTAGTAAATGACGCAATCGAAATGGTTGAGACAGACAGAGCGGATTCAATCTACGTGATGACTGCACCTGACTACGATATGTTCTCACCAAACACTGCGGACTTTGATACTCAGTTTATTTACCCTGAAGAATTGGTAGACTTATTAGACGATTCAGGTATCGACTCTAACTACAGTGCAACTTACTACCCATGGATATTGACGAGAGATACAAACAACAATACTCAGATTTATCTTCCACCAACAGGTGAGGTTGTAAGAAACTTAGCATTGACTGATAACATCGCATTCCCTTGGTTCGCATCAGCGGGTTACACAAGAGGTATTGTAAACTCAGTTAAAGCACGTAAGAAGTTGACACAAGATGACCGTGATACATTATACAAAGGTAGAATCAACCCAATCGCAACATTCTCAGATGTAGGAACAGTAATTTGGGGTAACAAAACTCTTCAAATTAAAGAATCTGCACTTGACAGAATCAACGTTAGAAGATTGTTATTACAAGCTCGTAAGTTGATTTCTGCAGTTGCGGTTAGATTGTTATTCGAACAAAATGATGAGAAAGTAAGACAACAGTTCTTGGATTCAGTTAACCCAATCTTGGATTCAATCCGTAGAGATAGAGGTTTGATTGACTTCCGTGTAACAGTATCAAACACTCCTGAAGATTTAGATTCAAATACCCTAACAGGTAAGATTTATCTAAAACCAACAAGAGCTCTTGAATTCATCGATATCGAATTCTTGATTACTCCAACAGGAGCATCATTCGAAAATATCTAATAGATAATAAACACAATATAAGGGGGGTTCGCAAGTTCCCCCCTTTATAGCCTAAAAAAGACAATAATGGAATTTAAAAAGAAAAACTTAAACGAAGCGTTAGAAATCAAAAGTACTGGTAAGAAGACGTTTTCTGAAAAACCACAAAACATTGTTGTATCAGAAGAACAATTAGAAAGATTAATTACTAAAGTTTCTAAAGAGAAGTAATGAATATACGTAGAATAATAAAGGAATACGCTGAAGAGAAACAATTAAGAGAGGGTTTTGATGAGGCGGGTGAACCAGATTTAAAGTATTATGCTTTTGACTGGGATGATAATATTGTGACAATGCCAACACAAATCGTTTTACAAGATAATAATGGTAATGAGGTTGGTATGAGTACAGAAGATTTTGCTGAATATAGAGAACAGATAGGTAAAGAACCTTTTGAATATAAGAATAAGAAGATTGTTGGATATGCTGGTGACCCTTACCGTAATTTTGGTGTAAAGGGTGACAAAGCCTTTATTGTCGATGCTATGATGGCAAAAACGGGTCCTTCATGGAACGATTTTGTTGAAGCAATAAATGGGGGGTCGATTTTTTCGATAATCACTGCGAGGGGACACCACCCTGATACTCTTCGTGAGGCGGTTTATAATATGATTGTAACCGACCATAATGGTATTAGTAAAGAAGAGTTATTAAGTAACTTAAAAAGATATCGTGAATATTTTGATGAAACAAAAATGAGTGACAAAGAGATGATTGACTTCTATTTGGACTTATCCAAGTTTCATCCTGTGACATATGGTGAGGGTAGTGCTGCTAATCCTGAAGAAGGAAAGATTGTAGCATTAAGAAACTTCCTTTCGTATGTTAAGAATATGGCACAAGAGTTGCGGGAGAAGGCATACTTTAAAAACGATGTTAAGAACAATTTTGTTCCTAATATAGGATTTTCTGATGATGATGCTAGAAATATAGAAAAGATTAAAGATTTTCTGGATGCAGAAGATAAAGATAAACTAGTTAAGACTTATTTAACAAAAGGAGGAGAAAAACAAGAAGTTTAATATATTTCAGTAAATCTGGGCACATTCTATGTGTAATTGATTTCTAAAATAAAGTAAATAGAAAATTTTTTCGAACTCATAATATTTATAATAAAATAAAAGAAACAAATTTAAAACCAAAATACTATGGCTGATTTATTAATGAAAATGCCCACACCGTATGAACCAAAAAGAAAGAATCGATTTATACTTTCTTTCCCTTCATCATTGGGTATCAATTCTTGGTACGTTGAATCGACTTCACGTCCACAGGTAACGATTGGAGCAACTGAAATTCCATTCTTAAATACATCAACATTCGTTGCAGGACGATTTAACTGGAACACTATTAACGTAACGTTCCGTGACCCAATCGGTCCTTCAGAATCACAAGCTCTTATGGAGTGGGTTCGTTTACATGCAGAATCTGTTACAGGTCGTATGGGATATGCCGCAGGATATAAGAAAGACTTAGACCTTGAAATGTTAGACCCGACAGGTGTTGCAGTTGAAAAATGGATTTTACAAGGTACATTCTTGACTGACGTTAACTTTGACTCATTAGGATATAGTGACGAAAACTTAGCAACAATCACGGCAACTCTTCGTCCTGATAGATGTATTTTGGTTTACTAATATAGTATTTACGATAAAAATAAATGTCATATATTTAACCATAGGGGAAACCCTATGGTTTTTTTTTAAATAAAAGTTATGAATACAGCAGAACAGTACGGACAAATGAACATGAATTTACCACATGATGTGGTAACTTTACCTTCGGGTGGAAAATTTTATAAAAATAAAAAGTCATCTATTAAGGTGGGTTATCTAACCGCTAATGATGAGAACATTTTGATGTCACCTAACATGATACAAAGTGAGGGTATAATAAAAACTTTGTTAAAACAAAAAATTTATGAACCAAACTTTAACGTTGAAGAGTTGTTAGATGGTGATGTTCAAGCAATTTTGTTATTTTTAAGAAACACAGCTTTTGGAACTGGTTATAAAATAACCACTATTGACCCAATAAGTAAAAAAGAATTTGAGGCTGAAATACAATTAGATGAAATTGATTTTATGAAAACGGAAATTGAACCTAATGAAAAAGGATATTTTCAGTTTGAATTACCTACATCTAAAAAAGTTGTTGAATGTAAATTACTAAATATTGGTGAACAAGAAGAAATTGATAAAATACAAAGTTCTTACCCAAATGGTATGGTTGCACCTGTGGCAACAAAAAGATTAGAAAAACAAATTGTTAGTATAGATAACGATGATAATAAACAAAATATATCTGTGTTTATTACACAAATGCCAATTTCAGATGCTAAGTACATCAGACAACAATTAAGGTTGGCAGAACCTCGTCTTGACTTGAGAAGAGAAATTTTAGCCCCGTCAGGAGAAAAAGTGAGTGTCAATGTCACTTTCGGGGCGGAGTTTTTTCGACCTTTCTTCTGATTATAAAAAATCTCAATTAGACGAATTTTATTTTTTGGTGAGATATGCAAATTTTTCATATCTTGATATGTTAAACATGCCTGTTTTTGAAAGAAAATATTTTGTAAATAAAATCGTGGAAGAATTTGATAGAAAGCAGGAAATGTATGAGAAACAAAAAAATAAACAATAATCTATTTATTATTAAATAATAGATAATGTTTTTTGAAGATAATAATGCGGGAACTGGTGCTAACACAGGACCATTTGCAAGTCCAAATAATAGTGGTTCTTTTATTAAGAATGCTGGTGTTGCTGCTGCACAATCAATTAAACCTGACGTTTTAATTGAAGGTTTAAAGGCTGTAGAAAACCAAGCAAAAACAATGGCAAGTTCCGTATTTGGTCAATACGGTGCTGTTTCTCGAACTATACAAAAAAGTTTAATTGAATCTTTTGACACAACAGTTCAGATAGGTGCAACTTTAGAAGATAACGTTAACATTTATAAGTCAATTTCATCATCACTCCAAAGAAATAATTATCTTACATCACAACAACTAGAAAGCTTAGTAACATTACAAAAAGCAACCAATATGACTGCTGAGGAGATTGGTGTTATGGTTACAGGGTTTCAAGATATGGGTCAAGGTACTGATGTGGCGATAGAAAAGACATCTGAATTGGCAAAAGTTGCTCGAGGTTATGGTCTTAATGTAAATCAATTTCTAAAAACTACTGGGGATAATCTAAAGTTAGTAAATGCTTATGGATTTCAAGACGGGGTTACAGGTTTAGGTAGAATGGTAGCGAGAGCACAAGCTCTTCGTATGGACTTTTCAAAGATAACAGGATTAGCGGCCCAATTATTAAGTCCTGAAAAAGCAATAGATTTAGCCGCTGAGATGCAAATATTAGGTGGTGCTGTTGGTGATTTAGCAGACCCATTCAAGTTAATGTATATGGCTGAGAATGACATGGAAGGTCTTCAAAATGCTGTTATCGATACTGCAAAATCTGCGGTAATGTTTAATAAGGAAACGGGACAATTTAAAATCACTGGTGTTGAAATGAGAAGGTTACGTGCTCAGGCAGATGCTTTGGATATGTCTTATGAAGATTTGGCAAGCACTGCGATTAAGGCTGCTAAAGAGCAAGAAGTAATGTCACGTCTTGAGTTTACTGGTTTAAATGAAAAACAAAAACAATTAATTGCTAATTTAGGTGAGATAAATAAAAACGGAGAAGTTTCATTAACATTCCCAGGTTTAGATGGTGTTACAAAAACAATTACTGATTTTACAAATATATCTGCAGAAGACCAAGAAGCCATTCAAAAATATCAAGAAAATGCAAATAAAACCGATAGACAGATTGCAGAAAGTCAGTTAAGTGTTTTACAAAGACAAAATGCCATATTATTAGATATACAAACAGCCGGGTTAAGAGCTGGTGGTTATGCTACGGGTGAAGTTGGTACTATAGGTGAAGACCTTGAAAGTTTAATGATTGCAGTTGCCAATGCTACAGGTGAAGAAACCACAAGAACAATAAAAGATTTTGTTGAAACAGGACAATTAACTAAGGTTCTTGGTGACTTTGTAACAGGTTCTGAAAATTTAGGTACAAGTTTAACAAATGCGGTAATGTCATTCGAAACTTCATTAACAAGTGTATTAACATCATTACCAGGTCAAATTAGGGAGGGTTTAAAAATAGACCCTGAAGTGGGAGGTGCTACTACCGTTACCCGAGAAATGAATGAATTTGCAGAAAGTTTAGGTGGTTTAACTATTCAAGCTGAAAGATTTACGCAGACACTTACAGAGTATCTTGGAGGTTTAGGAACTACCACGGAAACAATGGATGCAGCATTTCCACCAGGTTCTATAGATGTTGTAATGGGTCCTGCGGGGGCATTTAAACTTAATAGTGCCGATTATTTTGGTATTGCAACAACTAATGGGCCAAACCAAACGTCAAATAATACAAGTGAACAAAATATTAATTTTACCAAACCAATGGAAATAAGACTTCAAGTTGATGGTGTTAATAATGCTGACTTTGAAAGAATGATGAAATCACCTGAATGGATTGCTGCAGTTAGAAAAACAGTCCAAGCTGGTATAGGTAGTGCTTTAGGCAATACAACTGCCGGATATGTTTAAAAAATCAATCAACAATCTATTTATCTAATAAAAGAATAGATGAGTAGTCCATTATCATTTAATTCAACTGAAAACTTTAGAAAAAAGTTACTTGTAAGGAACTTACCACCTTACAACTATCCTGGTGCTTTTTCACCAAAATCAAAACCAGCTATTGGTGATTTGAGTATAGATGACTTGGCTGTTATTGATAGTCCTTCTTTAGTTGATATTGGTGATGACCAAGAAAAGTTGTTGTATGTAAAAAATGCGTATGGACCCGAAAATACTAATTCAAGTTATGGTGATGTAGTAGACATTAATGAAGACCAAGGTACTCAGTCTAATTTAGGTGAATACGATTATTATGCTTCTGAACCTTCAAAAACAACTGCGGACTCACAAAAAGACTCATTCATAAAAAATTTATATGGACCACAAGCGGGTTGGGATGATGAAGTTAATGTTGAAGATGTTGTTAGAACAAACATTGTTCCATTGAATTTAGTTGCAGGCAGTCCAATAGAATATTTAAGAAATCCAATACAACAAAGAGATACATACTACAAGTTTATATCATCTTTATATTCTCCATATCAAATTTTAATATCTGATGACCCACAGGGTTCTGACGGTCGTTTGACTGAGGATTCTGATTTGATGCAAATAGGTGCCAAATTACTTCAAAGAGATTGGAAAACAAGAAGAGATGCTAATGTTTATCAACAAACATTAGGGAGAGCAAATGTTATTGATGCGGCAAATGACCCATTCCGTGCCTTAGGTGTTCTTGCAGGTCGAGTACCACTTATTGAGCCAAATTGGAACATTTCACAACCAGATTCTATAGTTGGAAAAGGTTTAGATTTTATTTCAAGAATTGCGGGTGTAACACCACCATATTCTTTTATACCTGGTGATTATTTTTCATTACCGCAAAAACGTAGTTTCTTAGAACAAGTACAAAGAACAAGTTTAATAAATGCTGGTATAAATGGTGTTGGTAATATTGCAGGTGCTTTTGGTGCAACAGGAGTACAAAAGTTTGTTAAAAAATTAAATTTACCAAATAACAGGACTTCATCTGATATTTTCTTAGCTAATACAGGACAAGGTCAATCATCAGCACTATTCAATAATTTAGAATTTAATGATTATAGACCTGACTATCGTGCGAATTTCTTAAATGATTTAAATTTAGGGGCACCTTCAGGAAATTATTATATAGGTAAGAGAACATCAGAACCTTCAGATATTGTGTTTCCTGCCGATGCGATGCCTGTTGACAAATATGGTTATGCAACTCAATCACCAGTATTTGGTTATGGTGCGTTGGGTAAAGAATACGAAGGTCCTGAAAATGATTTTAAATTTGGTCTTAATACCACATCAACATATGATACAGGTGGTGTTACAGGTGGTTTTGTATGGTCAAGTGATAGTAGTGAAGGTCAATATGGTAAAAGACCTGGTCCTACAAATGACAACCCTTCACAACCAACAGATAGCTCATGGACAGCCACAAAGAGTACCTTTGGTTCAAAAACGAGTAACAATTCAATATACCAATACAAATCAGGTTCAATATTAGATAACACACAAAAACTTATTGATGCTGCTGATGGTAGTGATAAGAAACTTGAACATGCGGGTAATGCAATTAATCAGGTAAGTAAAAAATTCTCTGACGGATATAAGATATTAAGTAAAGGTTCAAGGGTTGTTAGATACTCATCAGAAAATAATTATACCGAAGGATATGAATTCTGTCGTGTATTCACCAAAGATACACCTTTTTATAATATGGGTGACCTTCAGAAAAAAGATGGTAACATCCGTAAGTTTACATACTCAGTATTAGATAATACCTACAATTTGAATATTGCACCTATGAGAGGTGAAGACTCTTCAAATATGTTAGGTAATGACTACGCATCGAACGGTCCAAAAAAATATATGTTCTCGATTGAAAACTTAGCTTGGAGAACTGCAAATAGACCAGGATATACATACGATGATTTAGCCAACTGTGAGAAAGGTCCAAACGGCGGACGTATAATGTGGTTCCCCCCATATGATATGAGGGTTGATGAAAATGTTAGTACAAGATGGACTGCAAATGAATTCTTAGGTCGTCCTGAACCTGTATATACTTACAACAACACAACAAGGGTTGGTAACCTTTCATGGAAGATTGTTGTTGACCACCCTTCAATTATGAACTTATTGATTGACAAAGAATTAAAAGGTCAGAACGGTGAAGCTGTAAATGCTATTGTTGATTCTTTTATTGCGGGATGTTTAAAGTACGACATTTATGATTTGGTATCAAAATACCCACAATTCTCGTTAAGTGACATTTATGAGATTGTAAATAAGATAACATCTGTTGAAGATTACAAGACTGAAATTAGTGAAACACCACCACAAATTCAAACAGAAAAACCAAAACAAGACGACAAAAAGTTAGAAACATACAAAGAACAAGAGTTGGTGTTTTATTTTGATAATGACATACCAGGACCTGCGGGTACAAGACCAAATTATGACTCAACTGTGAGTGTGTCGTATGATACAACATATAACAACTATATTGCCAGAAAATCTACAATATTAAATTCTCAACCTGATTCAAGTAAAACTCAAGCAATGGTTGAGTTCTTTAAGGTAATTGAAGATTCATATAATTTAAACAAGGACTTTACTAAAAAATTAGGGGAAACCTTAAAACAAGGAAATAAAGTAAACATAACTATACTTGGTGCAGCATCTTCAGTTGCTACTGCTGCATATAATGTAAAATTGTCTGAAAGACGTATATCTTCAGTTATTAATTGGTTGATAACAATACCGATAGAGGGTGGTGGTAAAATTGGTGATTACATTGATAATAAATCTTTAACAATTAAAGAAATTGCACAGGGGGAAACAGGAACGGTGTCTGATATTAATAATAATTCAGTAAACTGTAATAATGTTCCGAGTGAAGGTGTTGATGCTGAATTTTCACAAGGTGCTATGGCATGTAGAAGAGTTCGTATAAGAATGGACTCTGAAATTATACCACAACCACCAACTACAACAGAAACACCGGCTGAACCAACTACGGATAGTAATGGTGTAACTCAAGAGACTCCAAATGTTGTAAACACAAATACTGTACAAACTACAGAATCAAGAGTTAGACAGGATATAGCTAAGAGAGTGTTGAGAAGAACATTGAGTGAGTGTAACTATTTTGATATGGTACAACAAGACTCACCAGCGGTTTATGAAAGTATTAAAGAAAAGTTCAAATACTTCCAACCTGTATTTCACTCAATCACACCTGAAGGTTTAAATTCAAGATTGACATTCTTACAACAGTGTATGAGACCTGGTGATACAATACCTACAATCCAAAAGGATTCTACAGGTCGTGTTACTAGAGTTTATAACGATGCGTTTAATACTGCGTTTGGTGCTCCACCTGTTTGTGTATTAAGGATTGGGGATTTTTATCATACAAAAATTGTTATTAATTCATTGTCAATAAGATATGAACCATTGATGTTGGACATGAACCCTGAGGGTATTGGTGTTCAACCGATGATTGCAGACATTAGTTTGTCGTTTAACTTTATTGGTGGTGAAGGGTTAAAAGAACCTGTTGCGAAGTTACAAAATGCGTTATCATTTAACTATTATGCAAATACTGAAATGTATGATGATAGAGCCGATGTTACTGATGTTTCAGCATCACAATTTGATGCTCAGATTTTAGAAAGTATAACATTATTAAATGGAAGTACGGACCCAAGAAGAACCACGGAAAACCAAAGGTTGGGTGGTGTTACTATTGGTAACACATTGACAGAAGTTGCTAATGTTGAAACAGGTGCACTTTCAGGTACCTCAGATTATAAACAAATAATGAGAGATATTACCACACATACTAAAGAATATGCGGAATCGGTATTGTCTTCACTTGAGGAGATTAATAATACTTACTTATATGGTGGTTTAAAATTATTTGTAAACTTAAGAGATTATAGTGATGGAACGGTAAACGGTGTTGATACCAACATGTTTGGTAAGAGTGCTTACCTACAAGACAATGTTGATAGTACTTATAATTTCTGTGTGACCACTGTTGATAGTGGGACCTGTCCTTTAATTGATTATGGTAATTTTGGTTTATTTAACAATTCTCTAATTGATAGTTACAAAAATTCAATTAAAAGTTTAATGGAAGAAAAAAAGAACGAGTATGTTCTTAATATGGAAACTAACCTACAACGATTGTCTTCTGATGAAACTACCTTAATTTTTGATATAGACAAATTAAATTATGTTGTAACAGAATCTGCTGGTTCTAATACTGGTAGTGATGGATATCAAACAAAACAGGGAAGTACTGTGATATTTAGTATTTCAGGTACTTCAGATGTTGATGTTTCATCACCTGGTACTCCATTAGATACTTTGGAAGAATTATCTAATGACTTTTCTGTTATAGGTTCTGATATGAGGGAACTATACACCAAGTTAGAATCGTATTATTTGATTACGACTTTTAGTAATGAATGGAATGATAATTTTACTTATAGCGTATATCCTGATAATACTACTCTTAAGAAAAAGAGTGCATTAGTTAGGAGTAGTAAAGAAAAAAGAATAAACTCACCGGCTGAAGTAAGTTTATTTACTTTATTAGGTAAGGATATAAAAGACGATAAAAACAAAGTATTTAATAAACTCATCAACGGTATGACGTTTAAGAACAATAGACAAAAGGAAAGATTTTCAAAAGAGTTGAATGAAATTTTAGATGAGTTACAACTTTACTATGAATCTGCATATGTTGAGTCTGTTAAGGCTTTTGATTCATTTAAGAATGAATACTTTAATAAGAAGTTCTCACAATATTTACCTTATAATCAAGATAAATCAAGAAACTTCACATTCTCTAAGATTGAAGACTCAACACTTTCAAATGACTTAGTAACATTATACGAAACGTTAAATACGGGTGATAAATCTACATTTAATGGTAAAAAAAGACTTAAATAATGCAGTATTATAACAGATATAAAGACTTCTTAATTAATGGTGAACAGACCGTTGTGCCTTTTGTTAGGATTCCATCTAAGCCAACAGACAAAAAATATATCTATCGTGCTGGTAGAAGTAGACTTGATAAGATTTCTCAAGAGATATACTCTACACCATATTTTGGATGGTTGATAATGGTGGCAAATCCTAATTTTGGTGGTTTGGAAACTAATATTCCTGACTCAACAACATTGATTATTCCGTTTCCGTTGATAACTTCTTTACAAGACTATAAGGCGGCATTAGATAACCATTTCTTCTATTATGGCAGGTAATATAAAAAGTAAAAACATTTACGTTGAAAACGACTACGAAAACATTATTTTGGTTGACCCAAATAAAGTAGTCTTGCCTAATGGTCAAGTTGAAGAAAGATTAGTGGACCATGAAGATTTGGTATTTTATGCGAATCTTGAAGCTAAAGTTTTACCGAGAACAAAATTAGCCGTTGGTTCTGATTTAGACGATTCAGTGATTAATACATCAGTTGCGTCTTTAGGTGAACCAGGTTTACAAGAAATTAATTTTTTAAGTCCACGAGGAAAACTCGCTATGGACACAAGTTGGTCTTACCAACAAACGGGTAAAGGTGCTCGTGAAGGTAAGGGTGCAAACCAAACACAAGAATATATCGTAGGACAACAACCTAATCAAAAAATAGTTAGAAAAACGATTAATGCCGAAGACACACAAGGGTTAGGTATTACAAACATTAAAATACAAAACAACGCAGCCTACATTCCTCAAGTAACGATTGAGATGATTGATGTTCAGGGTAGAACATTATTTGAACAAGGTGAACAATCACCTTACTCAGCATTCTTCCAACTTCCATATCCAATCTTTTATTTAACAGTAAAAGGGTATTACGGTAAAGCGGTGAGATATGAATTGATGTTGAAAAAGTTTAATGCAAGATTTGACCCTAATGATGGTAACTATAGGATTACTGTTGAATTAATTGGAAGAACATCAGCAATTTTGGAAGATATAAATGTTCAACATTTATTTACTGCACCAAGAATGTTTGGTAAACAAATCACTAGTAGTGAAGGTTCAACTGCAACAAGTGCTCAACAAGCTCAAGCACAGGCGGGTAATGTAAATTCAACAACTGAAGTCACTATTGAAAATACTA